TGAAGCCAGTGATGCCATGGAGGATTTTGAAATCATCCGTAGTAATTCAGAAAGAATTAATGAGGTCGCTGCGTTAGCTTATATTGAACGTAACTACAAATCCTTAGATCCTGCTCAGAGTGAAGGGACAGGTAGACTAATCCTTCCTAATTGGAAGGTATTTGCCACGGATGTAGATAAACACATTGAGATTCGATTGAGCAACGGTACTCTCCAGAAGTTCTATGTTAAAGATGATAACACGTTAGTGGATCGAAGTAGCATTAAGGTTCAGGATGGAGATTTTGTGGAAGTAAAAGTGGGTGGAGTTCTTAAGAGATTCTTCTGTAAGTCTGAGATTGACCATGCATTCCTGATGCCAGAGAAGGTTAAGATGAAAGCCATTAATCTTTTGGGTGGGGACTCTGCGAGAACTTTATCTGTTAGCGCAGATGCATCCAGCGGTATTGAGTTTGATTATTCATTGACCGCTCCCAGGCAGAACTTCTACGTCATGAGTGCCGTCCTTAGCTCGACTGTTACTCAGCCCACCGATCAAGGTTCCTATGTACTGAAAGATACCAAGATCACTTACGAATTGATGGACACTAGCTCTACCAGTGGACTAGAAGCGGTTAATGAATATATTAGATACAAGGCAAACTTTAGAGCTTATACGATAGATGATGATGACCGAATGTTGGATTACATAGAGACTACAGGGAAGCTCCATGTACAACAAACAGACATTCTATTAGATGCGCCAAAGACCACGAAAACTACTCCCTTGCTTGTTCGACAGATCCCCTGGTACATTATTGTGTATCCAACCAACCGACCTGATTACAATATCTTTAATTCTAAATCATCTATTCTTACTTATGATGCTTCGGGGTCTGTATCGAGGACGCTAAGGACCGCGCCTACAACCACACCTGAGTTCAATCAGAGTAATCTAAACATCTTTGCGCCTCAAGTTTTGGTTAGCACGAATTACCCTAACGCAGTAGGTGAATATTCCACTCAAACTAGAATCGCTGAGATCACTGGTGACGAAAAGGTGTATCAAACAGGCTACAGAAAGAGCAATGTCGAACTTGGATCTGCTCAAACAGTAAATCCTCCTAAACTAAAGACTACATTCAGAGTAATCAAAGAGATTATTACTGAATTAAATGATAACTTTATCCTAGAATGGGGACCAATGGGGAGATCTCTCACCACCTTTGATGTTATTAGTAGACTAAACCTGAAAGAATTTAGTAAATTTATTTCAATAGAAAACTATGCATTGCTGTTCCCGCTAGTGAAGAAAGGAATTATCAATAACGTAAAAGTCTTTGAGCCTACAGCATTCAGCAGTGGAAGGCTTACCGATAAAAAGACGCAACTTGTTCAGCGTAGGTCAACTGCGGGAGAGGACACGTTTGTGCCTATTAAGAGCATGGCAACGGGGTATAAGATTTCATCACCCACCACTGCTGGCCCAGGATTCGCACCTATTGAGAGGCAACCTGTAACACCTCCATAACAATTTGTAAAATAAAACACACTTATCCAGAGCAGAAGCCTAGATAAGTGTAGAGATAAAAAATCTCCACATATAAGGATATAATTATGAATCACCACGATTTAAGCGATGAACTTCGCGCACAATTAATTGAGTCTGCCTCATGGGGCAAGGCTGGTATTACTCCTCGTTTGGACGAAGGAATGAAAAAGGGCGACAAGTCTAAGGACAAGCCAGAAGATAAGCCTGACTACGAGACAGGCGAGCGCAAAGGCGACAAGTCTAACGTAAAGTCTAAGAAAGGCGACAAAGGTGATTTCACCACCGATCAACGCAAAGGCGACAAGTCTAAAACCCACAAGGGCGAGGACTTCGAAGAAGAGACAGCAGCACACGCTTGCCCTCTTTGCGCGTCAGAGCTTTCAGAAGCCATTGACGAAGATCGTCTTCTTGAGCATTTAGATATTGTTGTCGGTCTTGTTGATCGTCTCTCCCAACTCCAAGAGGGTGAAGAGGACATTGACACGGTTATTGATGAAACTATTGCCGAACTCCTCCTTCAGCACGAAGAAGAGTAATTGGTAAGGGAGTTTTATCATGAACAATATTGGCGATTTTGCCGAGCAATTAGTTTTAGGAGAGGTAAATAATGTTCAAAGTGGCAAGTCTTTACCTCCTTCGCAAAACATTCAAGAGGGCATGGCTCCTGCTGGGAAGGATATTCAACGAACTCAAGTGCCTGATTCTTTTATGCAAGAGATCCTAGGAGACAAGTATGTTTCCAAGGCTCCTGTGATTGAAGAAGCAGAGATACCTGAGCTTGTTTGGACTGACCCAGAAGGGAATGATCCCGAGCCTGAACCGCAATCATTAACTGAAGAGACCGCACAACAGCTTGTTCCTTTATTGGAAGAAGTTAAAGGTCTTCTTAAGGAGATGACTGCGGCTATGACTAGTAGCGGAAGCATCGGTGTCAATCTGGCTGGGCCTCAAAAGGATAGTGATTCTTGGGAAAGCATGGAAAAGCGTTATGGCTACAAGCCCACCAAGAAACCAAACCTTCCTGGAGACTCCACTAAAAAAGCAGTTCTTAAGGCATCCATCAAGAATAGACTCTCTAAGCGTAATGAAACTGACTGAAATTTTCCAACACCTAGAAGAAAGAAAGACTGGTGATTCACCAGGAAGAAAAGATTATACTTCAGGTGGGGAAAAGAAAGAAAAGAAAAAAGCGTTTAAGGGAAGAGTAAAAACTTACGATAGTATTAAGGCCGCGCTTGCTGCGGGATCATACGGACAAATTTTTAGCACAAAGGCTGCTGGAAGATTGTATGTGATCTCCAAAGGTAAGTGGGGAGCAAAGAGTGGGAAGGGTAAGATCGCTAAAGGCTTTACGCCTGGAAGTTCTACACCCTCCTCAGACTTTGCTAGTGTAAGAAAACATGCTGCTAGGACATTATTAAGATATGGAAAAGGATCAGATAAGTTAGCAGCGAAATACGGAAGTAGATCAATCAGAAAAGAACGAGGAATCGGCGGTAAAGATGGCCGAAAGGATACATAAAATGCAATTACTACAAGATACATTTATTATTGAGCAGCTACAAGTCCTTAGCGAAGGCAAGGACAACGGCAAGATGAAAATCAAAGGAGTCTTTGGTCGCTGCAATGAGAAGAATAACAATGGAAGGATTTATCCTACTGCTGTCCTGGAGTCACAACTAGCTAAAGTTCAGCCCATGATCTCTGAAAGACGTTTGTGTGGTGAGTTAGATCACCCCCAGAACGATACCGTCAAACTCTCTAACGCTTCCCACCTTATTACTAAGCTTGACATGAAAGGTGATGAGCTTATCGGTGAGGCTGAGATCCTCAACACCCCCGCTGGTTTAACTGCTGCTGCCTTAGTAAACGGTGGAGTTAAAATTGGTATCTCTTCTAGGGGAATGGGTACACTATCTGAGAACGAGACTGGTGACAAGATTGTTAATGAAGATTTCCGTCTTGTAACCTTTGATCTTGTTGCTGATCCCTCAACTAGAGGGGCCTACCCAGGGCTATCTGAATCTACTGAGTCACAGTATGTTAGAGAGACTCAGAGTAAGCTTACCAAAGAAGGTAACTTTGTCACCATGCTTGAGTCTAAAATGCGTGACGCTTACCAGCCATTCATTGAAGAGGCAAAGCTTAGTAAAAAGCAAAAGAAAGTAATGGATACCGATAAAGATAATGATATTGATGCCAAGGACCTTAAAACTCTCCGCTCTAGGAAAGACGAGGCCATGGACAGTATTCGTAGAGATGGTCACTGGCATAGGATTGCAGGAATGGTGGCTGAAGCCCTAGGGCATGAGCTTAGTGAGGATTACGGTAAAGGATATCCCAAGATGGGAATTAAGGCAGGAACTCCAGCGGCTAAGAAAGAAGCCAACAAGCGCAAAAAAAAAGTAGATGAAGCCTATAGCGACGATGATCGCGCTGCTATGGAAAGAGCTAAAGACAAAGTAGAAGCTCAACCCAGTAGCATGAAAGGCCCTGGGTGGAGGGATCGAATGAGGATTAAAGCAGGTAAGAGAGCAGAGGCGCGAGGCGATGTTCAAGCTGCTCGTATTAGAGATAGAGGCGCTGCGGGTGGAGATGTTGGTTTAAGAGCTAAGTTGCTTGGAAAAACTAGGTTTGGTGGAGCAGGTTCTGCTGCTTACGCACAAAGGACTCAAGACATGTTGGCGAAAAAAGCAGGAATCAACAAGCCTGAAGCAAAGCCAGCGGCTGCACCAGCTAAAGTAGATCCCAAACCAGCAGCCGCACAGCCCAAAGTAGATCTTAGGGCTGCTGAGAAGGCAAGACAAGAAAGGCATCAAGATTCGAGAGGTGTTCGGGTAGTAAGAGGAAGTAAGGGGAGTGGAGCTTTTGAGCCTGTCTCTCCTAGATTAAAAGCCGCAGGGTATAAAAGGAATGCTCAGGGCAAATTAGTTAAAGAAGCTTACAAGAGACTTGGTTCCATGCTTGCTGAGATGTTTCACTTGAGAGAAGATGCTAGACTAGAAAAAAAACTAGCAAGTGCAAGGCGTCAAGGCAAAAGCACAACTGCAACCAAAGAAGCTCATAGAATGGGTAAATTGGCAGCAGGGTCTTTGGCTGCTGGGAATCCAGATCTAGCTGAGAGACAAAAAAAAGAAGGTAAGGCTGTAAAGCGTGGTACATTAAAAAGAACTAGTCCATCAACAGTATATGGCAGAGCTTAACACCTACATTTTTAAAAAAAAAGTAGATTTTGTATCTACCTTCTGTACATATAGATGAACCTAGGAGACTATTCATATGAGTAACTTAAACAATATTGCCGAGATTCTTCCCGAAGGCTTGGATGAATCAACGGTAGAGGCCATTTTTGGTCTCGTCGATTCCACTATCAATGAGCAAGTGGAAGAGAAAATTGGTCTTTTGGAGGCGAAAGTAAACGCTTATCTTCGCACAAAAATTGATCAACTTAAAGAACAAGCTCTTGCTGAACTCTCGGAAGAGAACGAAGTGTATCGCAATGCGAGACTCTTTGAATCAGTAAGAACTTTAATGGCCCTTGAACTTACGACTGATGATGAAGACAGTGCTCTTTCTGAAATGACTAACCAACATGGTGAGCTTCAGGAAGAGTTTGACGTATTAACGGAGCAAGTGAACTCACTTGTTCTTGAAAACGATAAGCTTCAGAACACAGTTAAAGTTCTTGATAGCAAGGTATCTCTCACCGAGCAAACGGTGGAGGAACTTGAAGGTCACAAGTCGCAACTTCTGGAAGAAGTTGAGAATTTAGAAGCTTCCAAGGAAGAGGCATTCGCCTCATCTGAAAAAGCGGTTGTTATCTCCCGAGCGGATCAGGAGCTTAACGAAGAAAGAACTTATGATAATAAGTTCTTAACAGATGAGGTTATGAAATTCATGCCTTTCTCCCAATCTTAATAGGATTATATAAATATGGAAATGATGCATCATCAAGATGAAACGCTTGTCCAGAAGTGGGAGCCCGTTCTTGAAGGTATTGATAATGATTATACCCGTCGAGTTACAGCGCAGCTTCTAGAGAACCAAGCAAAATCTATTGTTGAGGATCGCCTTTCTGAGGCCATTACCGCTGCTGCCACCACAACTGGTCAGCTTGGTACGTTTCAGAAGTTCGCCTTCCCTCTCGTTCGTCGGGTCTACCCGAAACTTTTAGCCAACAGCCTTGTTGGTGTCCAACCCATGCAGGGTCCTGTCTCACAGGTCTTCTATCTCGGCAACAGCCGTGCGAAGGCTGGTGGAGGAACTGCCGCAGACCGTCAAACCGTGTTCAGCAAGTTCAACCTTACCTATGCTGGTAATGTTGCACAGCGTATCGGTTCTGCTTCTGGTACTGCTGCTCAGAGAAATGATGCAGGTGGTGCTACTAGTGTCGGTGAAGGTACTTTCGTTGATAAGGACGGCGTTCAAATTGCTACCGCAACTGCTGGTCTTGATGGTGATGATGCCGCTGATGGCTTCGACGTTTCTAACGTCCTTGCTGGTACTACTAGTGCCTATGCCGATTTCCAGGGCGCTGGTGCTGGTTCAGGTACGATGGGTGGTCAGATTGCTGCTTGGCCCAACCCTGAGTTTGTTGGAGGCTACAACCTTTCAGGTGGTGAGCGTCTAACTGGAACGGGCATCCCAGAGATGACCTTCCACATCGAGCAGGAAGCAGTCGTTGCTAACACTCGTAAGATGAGAGCCCTTTGGACTCTTGAGGCTTCTCAAGACCTTAAGGCTTATCACAACCTTGACCTTGAGCGGGAGCTTACTGACCTTCTTTCGAAGGAGCTTCAGCTTGAGATCGACCGTGAGCTTATCGAAGATCTTCGTATGATTGCATATGGTCTTCGTGATAAGAACATGGGTGGTGTTAACCAAAACATTATGGATTCGAGCTACATCGACATGGGTAGCCAATCCGATGGTATCTTCCCTGGTCTTACGGGTAACACTGCTGCTACGGGTACTTTCGTCCCCGCTCAGTTCACTTATGATTTCGATGGTGGAGAAGGAACTTCTACGGCAACGTCACTTGGATCAGCTAAGGTTGACTCCAACATCTTTGTTGTAGACTTCACCAGCACGGCTATTGGCCTTTATCCCCGTCACGTTGGCGAGGTGTACGCGAACTTACTTGCGATCATTAACTTGGCTTCGCAGGACATTTACCGCACCACGATGCGTGGTCCTGGTAACTGGCTTCTCACCTCTCCCCTTGTTGCTTCTATGCTAGAAAGTGCTGCGAAGCTTGAGGGTGGTATTATGCCGAATGATGCTCCGACCAATATTGGTAGGAACTCAATCGAGTATAAGGGTAAGTTCATGGGTCGCTACGACCTCTATGTTGATCCGATGTACCCCTCTGATGAAATTATGATGGGTTACAAAGGTGCGAACGCGATGGATTCGGGTTATATTTATGCCCCGTACATCCCGCTCCAGCAGTTGCCGACCATTACGGATCCCGAGTCCTTCCAGCCCAGGAAGGGTATCCTGACCCGCTACGGTAAGGTGCAGATCGAGCCGATGAACCGATTCTACAGAATCATTCGTATCATTGGTCCGACCAGTAACTACCTCTTCAGCCCGTTCGCTAGAAATAACACGAACTTAGGCGTTGACACCACTGTCTAATTTAGATAGAGAGTAAATAAATAAGAGGGTCAGAGGAATTTTGTCCTCTGACCCTCTTCTCTTTCCTATATACACTAGAGGAATTATGTATAAATATAGAAGCAAATGTAGATGGAACATGCTTCTTCACATTGATGGGGAAGTAATAGAGATTAGGCCAGGAGAGTTATTTCAGTCCAAGACTTTAGTTTCTTCTCGCAACCTAGAGATAATTAGTAAACCTACAGAAAAAAAGAAAAAAGGAAGACCTCCTAAGGAAAGTATAAATGGCAAAGATCAACCCTAGAATTCTTAGTTACGGAGATAGCTTTGGACAGTACGGTGGAAATAAGCTTAGTGATACCAAGCTTTTTTCTACTGCCATTGATGGTTCCAAGTTAAATGTCGGTACTTTAGGGGAGCCTGTAGAGCTTACAGAGTTTGAAAAAACAATACATGATTTTGTCCTTGCTCGGTTAGGTCATCCAGTAGTAAGAGTAGAGCTAACTAGTTTTCAAATTAAAACAGTTATTGATGAGGCTATTACTCAATTAGACTACCACGCACCTTTCTGGACCACCCAAATTGCTGCGTTTGAGTGTACCGCAGGAGAGAACCAGTATGTCTTACCTCTCCAAATTGCAAACAACCTAGCCTATGTAGCTTATAAAAAGTCTTTACTAAGCATTCAGAATATGGCAGGAACGCTTGAGTTTGATTTCTTTATCAAATACTTCCAAGACAATTTCTTATTCAGTAACTTCAGTGTTTCGGATTTTTATCTGATGCAGACGCACTTAGAAACAATGAGAAAAATTTTGAGTCAGGACGGTAGCTGGGATCTCCTAAATGGGAATGTCCTTCAGCTATATCCATGCCCTGTTATTGATGGTCAGCCTGTTATCTTGGTATACAGAGGCTTAGACACTAGCACAATGCACCCATACTACAGAAATTGGATTCAGAGATATGCCGTAGCCGCAGCTAAGGGAATCCTTGGTGAGGTCAGAGGCAAGTATGCAACGCTGCCTTCTCCAGGTGGTGGTGCAGCATTAAATGGGACTGCCTTATTGCAGTCAAGTGAGATCGAAAAGGATAAGCTCAAGGAAGAGCTTCTCTCAGAAATTGAAGAACCACCAGTGTTCACAATGTTTTAATTATGCCACTAACTAATAAAGGACAGAAGATCATGAAATCCATGCGTAAGAAGTATGGAAGTAAGGAAGGGGAGAGCGTATTCTACGCTTCTAAAAACAAAGGTACAATCACAGGTGTTGAAGAAGCCAAGAAAGACGATTGGATTCAGGATGCCGAAAAGGACATTGAGAGACGAGGCACTGAAGGAGTCTGCACAGGAGACAAATTTGGTGGCCCTACATGCCCTCCTGGATCTAAAAGATACAATCTGGCTAAAACATTTAGGAAAATGGCAAAAAAGAGACAGGACGAAGAGGTTAGAGGAACTGCTAGTCCTGCAATGAAAGCTCTGATGAAGCGTACCGCAGAACTTAAAGCTAAGAAAGAACGAGCCGCTCTCATGAAGGCCAACAAAGAAAGGAAGGATGAAGAAACTACCTCACATCCCGCATCGGCTCAGTCTAGATTAAAACAAGCACTAGGTGATAGAGCGTATAAGAGACTAAGCTCTAGGCCGAATGACCCTTCTCCTGTTGAGGCCGCAAGGGCACGAAGGAAAAAGAAAAAGGTAGAAGAAGCTCAAAGCTTTAGCAAGACCGATACTGATGCAATGAGAGATGCAGCCAAGCCTTTAAATCCTAAGCCTAAGAAAGCCAAGACACCTTCGCTAACTGCTGGTGGAAATACCACTGCTGGTGCAAACGCCGCAGGGGACGAAGGAGTTCCTGTGGGCAATGACGCTAACAAGAAAGCTCAGGAATTAAAACAACAGAACATTAAGACTCGTAGTATGTATGAAGCGGCTCCGCTTCTTGCTGCTGGTTTAAGGGCATTAGCTGGCCCTCTTGTTCGTAGGGCAGGAATAGCTGTCGGAAAAGGAGCAGCTAAAGGTGGCGCAAAAAGAGGTGCTGCTAAAATGGCTAGGACTGCCGCTAAAGATCCAAAAAAGATGGCTGCATTAGGTAATGCTGCTGCGGCAGGAGTGGAGACTCTAACAAGTAAACTCAAAGGAAATAGAAAAATGGAAGATAACACACAGTATGAGAACAGTTATGTTAATAAATTAATGGAAAGCAAGCCTTCTCGTAAGGTTGTAGAGACTCCTGGTTCCACTATGATGGTCGCAAGAAGCAAAATTACTGATGGACAATACCAGAAAGCACATGGTGACAAAGCAGCGTCTAAAAAATCAGGTAAAGCAGCGGGTAAATTGATTGCACAGGCAATGAAAGATCACACTGGATACCGTCGTATTGGATCTATGCTCGCTGAGGCTATGGGTCTTGTTGAAATGCAGTACCATGGAAAGAGTTACATTCGAAAAAAAGGAAAAGATTTAGAGAACAAGCCAAAGCTTGATATTCCAGCAGGATCTAAACTTGCTCCGAGAACGCCTCTCACTAAAAAGAAGCCTGGGGAGACCACTGCTCAGGCAATTGAAAGAAGATACAGCAAAAAATAATCCTAGAGGATGAACCGAAAGAACTACAAAGTATCCACAGAGTTACCTGAGCTACCAGACCTGGATGGCGACGATAGCATTCTAAGCTTATTTGATCAGACGAATCCTGATATAAATATGTTTAACCTGGTGGATGACGAGATGATCCGTCTCGCAGGATCAAAGATGTACTTCTATAAGTACTATCAAACTGAAGATTTTGACCCTGTGTACATGGAAGCAAGGGATAAGCCTGTTGCTAAAGATCCGATCATCGTTCATGGTCATTACGATCCCATCTCACTTAGTGAGGAGCTTACTCAGTTTGGAATCGAACTAACCAATGATCAATTGTTTACGTTTAATAAAAGCTACATTGAGAGAAAACTACACCGTTCTGTAATTCCTGGAGACATTATTAAGCCCCAGTTTCAGAACCAGATGTATGAAATCTTTGAGGTTGTTGAGGATGGCTTTGAGGCATACGGTGTATACCACCTAGTTTGCTCTGCAAGGCTTCTTCGTGATGCGCCTGATGTCCAAGACACTCCGCTCTTAGAAGTGAGTGACGATCTTGGTGGTTACGCAGGAGGCAAGTCTGATGTCCTATGATTTATCGGGAAGCACGGTCAACTATGTAGGAACTAGCACAAGTTCTATTCTTACGGATTGGAATGCGTCCTCCTACCCCAGCCAGAGCAGAAGCTACCCTACCCGAGAAGGTTGGATTCGCAAAGAGATCTATAGATTAACTCAGGCCAAGACCACAATCTCTCATATGTATAAAGATTCTCTCAGAGGGATGATCGCCTCCTTTAATGACGTAGGTTATATAAACTCGGAAGAAAAGTTTATTGATATTAAATGCATTCACGCTAACGCTGAACGAGCGATTGCTAAACTAAAGCAAGAAAACAATATCATCCTTCCGATCCTATCTATTTCTCAAACTACGTCTGATAATGATGATGATCGCAGAAGAAACGAAAGTGTTCTTTTAAATGAGAAGTGGTGGGATGAGGATAAACAAAGAGCCTACAGGGTTCTAAGCCTCTCCCCACGCCCTGTTAATGTAAACTACCAACTTAATATTTGGTGTAAGTATATGGCTGACATGGATCAGATTCTAGAGCAGGTCAGATTAAAATTTAATCCTGAGATGCAAGTGCCTACTCATTTTTCTACTCTAGCCAAATCCTTTATCCTTTCTGAGGATGATGTCACTCCTGTTACAGCAGCAGATAAGGAAGACCGTGTAATTAAAAAGAGTATTAACCTTGTATTAAGGACTTATATTCCTAGCCCTAAATTTCTGATCACATCTACGGGTAAGATTACTGAATTTAAAGTGGAGACTTCCTAGTGCCTGGGGTATCAAGAGCGGGAGATGCAGCAACGTGCGCTCATACTAATTCGGGAAGCAATACTGTTTTCGCTAATGGGAAAGGAATTTCCATGGTGGGTGCAAGCACAGCAGGAGGAGGAGTCATCACAGGACCAGGAATATCCACCGTGCTCGTACAGGGAAGCGTTATCGCTGTGGATGGAGACACTATATCTCCCCATGGAGACAGTCCTCATGAGTTTGCAAGGACTTCAAGCGGAAGTAGTGACGTATTCGCTGGATAAAAAAAGTTCTCAAAAAAAAGTTCTTGAGTGGGTAGATAATAAGGAGTGAATTAGTTATGAAGTTAATCAAAAACGACAGCCTACAAGCCTTTACCATTTATTTTAATACAGAGAAGGGTTGTAAAGAGAAATGGATGCAGCCAGGAGAAACCATTGTGGTTCCTGAGGCTTATGTTACAGAACAAATCCAAACATTACACAGACGGAAAATTTTTAAGATTTCAAACGCTTAGGAGAATAAATTATGGCAACTTATGTAAGCCCTGGTGTCTACACCATTGAAAAAGATATTTCAGAATACACCCCATCAATTAACACTTCAGTGGTGGGGATTGTTGGCTTCGCGCCTAAAGGTCCTACGAACAAGGCTACCTTAATTACCAGCCAGAATCAACTTCTTCGCACGTTTGGAGAGCCCTCTGAGGCTCTTACTGGGCAAGCTCTTGAAGGCGCATTAGAGGTCTTAGAAACCACTAATCAGCTTTACTTTATTAGAGCCGCTGATTCAACCACTGCTGCTGATGCTTCTGCTACTATGAGCATGGGAGTTGCTCCTGCGCTTTTAGTTTCAGGGGCTCTTACCTCCGCTGATATGGCACTGAATGGGTGGGGGGTTAAGAGATCCACAACCACTGGTAGCTCGCAGTTCGGGGGAGCCATTACTCTCCGTATTCAATCTTATGACAACGATGGGACGGCTCAGTTTACTGATAATAATAGCGCAGGACGAGATTTCTCCGTTCCCGAAGGCACTTTCC